ATTATGGATCCTGAAATAAATGGTACCTATACTTACGAAGATTGTGTTACTTGCAGTGGTACCACGACATCACAACCTTTGCCACACCCCGTCTACTCTAATGGTCAAGGCGTCCCTGTAATTCAAATTTCAGCGGTTGCTTTGGGTGGATTTAACGGATTAAACATGTAAAAAAATAATAGATTAAAAATGGCTGACTTGAAACCAATTGGTAGTGAAAAATTACAAGGACAAGAAAAACTTAACAGAATTCTTGAAATTGCTCGCTATAAAGAAAATATTCCTAACAGTGTAAACGAAACGTCAAGAATTGAGTTTGGTAAAACACTTGCTGATGGAAACCAATATGAAATTGTAAAAGAGAAATCTGGTTACGTAATCAAAAAGAGAATCGATGAATCATTGGATTATGTTGAACCAATGAAAAATCGTAAGTATTATAGATCGTATTCACAGGCACTTAAGAGAATGAATCTTTTGGCTGGTGAACTAAATCGTTTGACTGAAAACGAAGAAGAAGTTTCTATGTTCTCTTTGGAAGAACAAAAGAAATTTACTCTGAAACTTCCAAACAAACCTGAATCTCAAATGGATGTACCAGCTCCTGAACTACCCGCAGACGATATGGATGTAGATATGGACGCTGAAATGGACATGGATTTGCCAATGGGTGATGAAGAGGTTTCTATGGATGCTGAGGTTGATGCTCCTGATATGGGTATGGAACCTGAGGCGGGTGCTGAAGAAGAAGTTGACTTCAAAGTAATTCAGAAATTGACTGGTAAATTGGGACAAAAGATCCGTACCATGAACGATTCGGTTGGAATGACATCTGAAGACGTAAAATACGTTCTAAATTCAATTTTGTCAGCGTTGGATTTGGAGAAATTGGACGACGAAGATAGAGAAGATGTTATTGCTAAAATCGAAGAGGTTGAAACTAGTTACGACTCTGACGAAATGGATATGGACATGGACCTTTCAGGTGACGAAGAACTCGGACTTGATTTGGATATGGACATGGAAGAACCTGCTGAGGGTGAAATGGGTGAAGAGTTTGATGGTAAAGATGGTAAAGTAATTGGTGTTTATTCAAATATCAAAAAACAACGTGATGAGGAAATGAGTGAGGAAGATATGAACAAATCACAAATTTCTAAAATCATGGATACAATCTTCTCAGAATCGAAGGTCGATAAAGTTTTGGAAAAATACTTTGTTATCAACGAATCTGAAACAAAAAAAACTAAGAAAAATTCACCTGAAAAATTGGCAGAAACTGTTGAACAAAAATTGGCGGTTGAGTTTATCATGTCTGAAAATTCTAATATGAAATTTTTAGGTAAAACTAACAAGGGTAATTTAGTTTTTGAAAATAAAGGAGAACAATTTAAAGTAACAACTAAAGGTGAATTGATATGAGTCGTCTAATCTATGTAAACGGTCTAGGACCAAACTATAGAGGTGATAATATGTATGAATTCATCTTTAGTGATGAACTTGATGTGTGGGGTGAGAGTTGGGATGCAAAACCGTCAAGTGGTTATCCTGAACCACCCCACATCAATTATATAAAAAAGGTCGGAACCTTGAGAAAAACGTCGATTGAATTGGAATTGATCCAAAAATCTGACTACATGGGAATGACCGATGCCATGGAAGATATTATAGCTTTAGCTTGGGAAACGGAAGAAAGTTCTGAAAATAATGAAAGATTAGTTTTCAGATTTGGTGAAACAGAAGATAAAGTGAAAGATAAATTGTACGCAAGGGACCTAATTTTGGAATTTGAAAAAGATACCGTTTATGAAAAATAAAAAAGAAGCCAAAGAGCAAGAAACTATTAACATCAAGGTGAAGAAAGGTTCACCTGATGAAGTAAAGTTACAACAAAAAGGAGCTACCTATCAGGTATATGAGAAGGAAATGAGAGAAGGTGATGACGACCCTCTAAATCCTTATGGTAGTGGTGAAACTACACAACAACCACATCAGGTTGGTCCTGACACAAATGACGGTTTTGGAACAGACCCTGGTAAAACTCCTGGTATGTATCAAGACGGAATGGATGAAGGTGAAACAACTGAAGGAAAAAAGTCTAAAGGTAAGTATAATCCATGGGCTGTATGTACAAGTTCTTTAGGTCTTGAAGGTAAAGATAGAGATTCATATAGTGAGGGTGAAAAAAATAAATTTGAAAGATGTGTTAAGGACGTTAAAAAATCTGTAAAAGAAGGTAAAAATCCTGTACAAGCACTTTTGGAGAACTCATTGGAAAGTATGGTGAAGAAACATCTTACACCAAGAATGAGTAAAAAAGATTTACTTGACACTTTATCAGAACAAGGTGTAATCCGTAAAACTATCAAAAGTGGTGTTGGTGATAATTTGGTTAATAAAACTAAATTGGACAAACCGATTGGAAAGCTCTATACTTTGACAAAGAAAGAAGCTATGGAACAATCACCAACAACTGCACCACCTAAGGTAAAACCTGGTACTAAAGAGAATCCAGGTAAAAGTGATCCATTCAAAAATCCTAAACATCAACCTAAACCAAAGGCTGAAACTAAGGAACAGGCACCAACAACAGCACCACCTAAGGTAAAACCTGGTACTACAGAAAAACCTGGTAAATTGGATCCCTTCAAGAATCCTAAACACCAACCTAAACCAAAGGCTGGAAAAAATATGGTAGATAGTAATCCTAAATCACCTGTAACAAAAATACCTGATTATCTAACATTTGATCAGTTAGGTATCAAGTTCGAAAATAAGTAAGTGATGAAAAAAAGAGTAAACGAACAATCAAATAGAGGAGAATACGATAGAGATACAAGAGGAATGTCTCCTGATATCAAAGGTAAAATGGAAAGAGGGGAAACCCCCTTATCTACTAATCCAGCATTTCCTGATATAAAATCACCAGACGTTCCAGTATCATTTGAGGAAAAAATTGCTTCAAAAAGATTCAACGACGTTGTTGAAAAGGTAAAAAGATATACAGGACAAGAAGATGTTCGAAGTCCAAATGCATTACGAAGTCTACAGATGGCTATGATGGGTGCGGTGAGAGATGTGTTCAATATCCAATCTCAAAATAAGGAATACTTGGAAAATTTGGCGGTCGATTTGGTAAGAAAAGAAATGGGTGTTAGACCTGACCAAATTCAATACGACGCTAAATTAGTTGGTATGGGTGAGATTGATATGTCAGGGTTTTCTAAACAAGGTGAAGAACCCGAGCAAGAAGAAATCGAACAAAATTTCCAACAGAAAGAGGAAGACATTGAAGATTTTATTTCAGCTTTTGAGCGTTTTGACATTGAAAAGGCTAAACGTCGTTTTATAAATGCATTAATCCAAGGTTCCTCAAAAAAAGGACATTATATGTTTGAATTAGTTAGAGACGAATTAGATCGTCTTGATTCTGATTTATTGAATTTATATGGTGTTCTAATGTCTGTGAATGACCTATTATACTGGGTATTACCCGATGAGGCAATGAACATGATGATGAATCAGGGTGGTGTTGCAGGTAAAGAAGAAGTTGATATCGAAACAGATCCACCAACAGTAAAAGCTCGTGGTGTATTCTTTCCAATATTGGTGCACGAACTTATTAAGGGTACTATGGAGATTCTCGGAACTCAGGGTTTACCTGATGACCCAAAACAAGCTGAAATGGTTATGGGATCGACAGATACTTTGGCAAATGAGATTTGGGATTTAAGACTTGGACCTGTTTTATGGGAAAAGTTCATCGAAGCGTATCCTGAAAAACTATTTGATGAAGATAAACGATGGATACAGAACTACCTATTTGCTCGTTTCTCGGCACTTTCGAGTGATGAGTTTTTCAAATTGGCTAAGGCAATTCTGAGAGGTGACTCTAAAGCCACCCAAATCTTGGATAGAATGGTTACGGATATTGTTACCCATCTAAACGAGACTCATAGTGATGAAGATTATAGTGATGATGATGACAATGAAACCATCACACCATCTGACGATGACGATGACAATTTGGATGATTTAGATGACTTTTTAGGTAGTTTGGGTATCTCAAGATCCTAACTACCTAAATGGGACTTAATAGAGAACAAATACTCCTTGAGTATGCCAAGTGTATGAAGAATACTCCTTATACACTTAAGACTTACTTACAAACTTACGACAATACACAATCAAGGTATGTTCCATTGGAATTATTTCCTGACCAAGTTAGATTGGTTGAGGATTATGATAATTACAATGAAAATATCGCCCTGAAATACAGACAGGCTGGTGTATCAACAGTTACCGCTGCGTGGGCGAGTAAAAAACTTGCATTTGCGAGAAAAAACAAACCAGAAAAAGTCTTGATTATTGCCAACAAACAAGACACCTCGATTGAATTTGCAAACAAAATTAGAGAATTTACAGGACAATGGCCTGAATGGGTCGGTATCGGGTTTTCCCCCGACAAGAATGCTGCGAAACATTACAAACTTACAAACGGATGTGAGGTAAAGGCGGTTGCAACATCAAAAGATGCTCTTCGTGGTTATACCCCCACCATTCTTATATTTGACGAGGCTGCCTTTATCGACGCTGATGGTGACTTTTGGGCGGCTTGTATGGCATCCCTATCAACTGGTGGTAAAGTAATCGTTATTTCGACCCCTAACGGATATGATCCGATTTACTATGAAATCTACGATCAGGCGAATAGGAACATGAATGACTTCAAGATTACTGAGATGTTTTGGTATAGGGATCCTCGTTATACCAAAGATTTATATTTGGTAAAAACAAAAGATATTGTTCATTTTTTACTCAATAGAGAAGAATACAAATTAGATGAGGTCATTATAGATTATTCACATGTTGATCCGTATCAGAGGGATTTTGACGAATTAAAGAAAAAGTTCCAAGAAGGTTACACACCTTCATCATCATGGTTTGAAGCTATGGTGAAAAAACTAAAATACGACAAACGTAAGATTGCTCAGGAATTGGAGTGTAACTTCTTGGGTTCGGGTGATAATGTATTTGAATCATCTTTGATTCAAAACATCACGGATAATATGGTAAAAGACCCTACGGGTAAAATGGTGAATGGTAGTTTTTGGATATGGAAAGAACCTGAAATCGGTCACAAATACATTATGGGTGTGGACGTTTCAAGAGGTGATTCTGAGGACTTTTCAACCATTCAGATATACGATTTTGATGATCGTGAACAAGTTGCAGAATATTTGGGTAAAGTACCACCTGATGTATTAGCTGAGATTGCGTTCAAATGGGGAACAATGTATTCAGCATTTATTGTAATTGATATAACGGGTGGTATGGGTGTTGCTACATCAAGAAAACTACAAGAATTGGGTTATAGGGATTTATATGTTGAAGGTGTTGAATATGGTAATAAGTGGAAGTATGATCCAAAATTATTGGATAAGATTCCTGGGTTGAATTTCAGTCAAAAAAGGGTTCAGATTATTGCATCTTTTGAAGAAGCTTTAAGACATGGTATGAAAATAAGATCCATGAGACTCTTGAGTGAAATGAATACTTTTGTTTACATCAACGGACGACCTGATCACATGAAAGGACAACATGATGACTTGATTATGGCAATGGCCATGGCGGTTTATGTTGCAGAATCTTCCTTTACTCAGTTAGAAAAGGTAAACCAACAGGCGAAAATAATGTTGGATTCTTGGGCGGTTGAGACGTATGAAAAACCAAATGAACAATTTTTCAATCCATCTATTCCAAATAAAAATCAGATGAGCAATCCCGCTTATCGAAATCAACCAAGTTTGAAGGAATATAAAGAGTATTTATGGTTATTCGGCGGTATGAAGCGTTGATATATAATAGTAAAGGTGTAATTTTTAAAAGATGGCAGAGAATGAACAAAATTTAACGATATGGCAGAGATTATCCCAAACAATGGGACCCAATTCTTTATTGGGTCAGGATCTCCCCACTTACAAATTCGACAAAAAAGAATTACTACGTACCACCGACCAGGCTGAATACGAGAAAGAAAAATTACAAGCCCGTCAAACTTACTATTTGACACAACAATGGGCCAAGATTGAAAATAACCTATATTCCCAAGCGGTTTATTATGAACCCACTCGTTTGGCATCGTATTACGATTATGAGTCCATGGAATATACCCCTGAGATTGCCGCGGCTCTTGATACCTACGCTGAGGAATCAACAACGGTAGATGAAAACGGATACATGCTTCAGATTTATTCTGATTCACCACGTATCAAATCTGTACTGGGGGATTTGTTCAATAATGCCTTGGATATCAACACAAACCTTCCTATGTGGACCAGAAACACCGCTAAGTATGGTGATAACTTCGTCTTTTTGAAGTTGGATCCTGAGAAGGGTGTTGTTGGTTGTTTACAACTTCCAAATATTGAAGTCGAACGTGTTGAAGTTGGTATGAGAGGTAGGGCCGCCTCAGGATCCTCTATGGTTGGTACAAGTGATAAAGTTAGTAGTCTTACTTTCACTTGGAAAAACAAACAACTGGAATTCAAATCATGGGAAATTGCTCACTTCAGATTATTGGGTGACGATAGAAAACTTCCTTATGGTACGTCCATGTTGGAAAAAGCGAGACGTATTTGGAAACAACTTGTTCTTGGTGAGGATGCCATGTTGGTTTATCGTGTATCAAGAGCACCCGAAAGACGTGTATTCAAAGTTTATGTTGGTAACATGGATGATGCCGATATTCAACCATACGTACAGAGATTTGCTGCTCAATTTAAGAAAGATATGATCACGGATCCAAATACTGGTAACGTAGATATGAGATTCAACCAAATGGCTGTTGACCAAGACTTCTTCATTCCTGTTCGTGATCCATCAGCACCTAACCCAATTGAAACTCTACAAGGAGCTCAAAACCTATCAGAAATTGCTGATATTGAATATATTCAGAAAAAACTTTTGACAGCACTTCGTATTCCTAAAGCGTTTTTGGGTTTTGAAGAAGTTGTTGGTGATGGTAGAAATCTTTCACTTCAGGATATTCGTTTTGCTCGTACAATCAATAGAATTCAGAAATCCATGATTGCTGAATTGAATAAGATTGCAATTATTCACCTATTCCTGTTGGGATTTGAGGATGAGTTGGGTTCATTCCAACTTAGTTTGACTAACCCTTCAAAACAAGCGGATCTTCTTACCATCGACGTGTGGAAAGAAAAAATGTTACTTTACAAAGACGCTGTTATGCCGATTGAAGGTATTGCACCAGTATCACAAACTTGGGCTAAGAAACACATTCTTGGATTCTCTGATGAAGAAATCAAATTGGATCTACAACAACAAAGAGTTGAGAAAGCGGTGTCTACAGAGATTCAGAATACTGCTAATGTTATTACTAAAACAGGTTTATTTGATACAATCGATAAATTATATGGTAATAATGGTAAAACAACTACAGGAACTACTGAAACTGAAGAAGCTGGTATTGACGCTGGGTTTGGAGATATACCATCAGAGGCTCCGGCACCTGAAGTAGGTGGTGAAGTACCGGCAGCAGAATTGGCTCCTGAATCAGTAAATAAAAAGATGAATATTCTAAATGAAAGGGCTGACGATTCAATTATAGATGAAATCGATTTGGGAAAAGGAA